GGCAAACCTTTTCAAGCGTTTCCTGGTCAAGACCACAGAGCACACATCACAGCTCACTTAAATTTTATGTCAACTAATATTGTTAGAAATAATCCTGCAGTTATGGCAGCGATACAAAAAAATATTTTAGAACATATTAGTTTGATGGCTCAAGAACAGGTACAATTAGAGTTCAGAGAGCAATTACAACAAATGATGATGATGCAACAACAAGCAGCAACTAATCCACAGATACAAGCACAGCTTCAAGCACTAACAAATCAAGTTGAATCAAGAAAAGCTATTCTAATTGCAGAGATGACAGAGGAATATATGAAAGAAGAAAAAGAAATTACGTCACAATTTGACAATGACCCTCTTCTAAAACTAAAATCACGTGAAGTTGACCTACGTGCTATGGAAAATGAGCGTAAAAAGAACGCTGATAAGGTTGATGAAGACCTTGCAAGAGCAAAATTAATGCAGGCGCAAGATTTAGCTGAAGATAAACTAGATCAAAATGAAGATTTAGCAAAATTACGAGCTGGAGTCAGTCTTGCAAAGTCAGGAATTGATCAAGCAGCTGTTGTAATGGACGATAATTAATGTTAAGGAGATAATACTATGATGAACTATAAAAAAACAAAACAAATGGCGGTTCCAAGTCAAAATGTAGAGGTAGATCCTAGATCTAAAACTACTGCTGATGGTGCTTTTAACCTTATTCCTACTGGAGATAAGGAAAAAGTTAGAGGAACTAAAAGAATGTTAGCTGAAAAGAAAAAAGAAGCTACTTGGTACTAAATTATGTGGTTATCGGCAATAAAACTAGCCGTTTCTGCTGGAAGTAAGATTTATGCTAACAAGCAGCGAACGAAGATGGCAATGTCAGACGCACAGCTTATGCATGCGTCTCGTATGGCCGAAGGAAAAGAAGCTTACCAGGGA